CAAGGTCCGCTCCTTCGGCAAGCCTACCCTTGCCTACACCGACTCAGAAATGGCGTCCGCCGCCTATTGGATTGGCTCCGCTGCCGACCGCGTCGTCGCCAGCCCCTCCAGCACCGTAGGCTCCATCGGCGTCTACATGGCCATCCCTGACTACTCCGAAGCCGCCAAGATGGCCGGCATCAAGATGGTGGTCATCAAGTCCGGCAAGTTCAAGGGTGCTGGCATCGAAGGCACATCCCTCGACGAAGGCCAACTCGGCAACCTTCAAGAGGGCGTCGACACGATCCACTCCGAGTTCAAGGAAGCCGTGAACATGAAGCGCAAGATGGTGAAGGCCGAGGCCATGGAAGGCCAGGTCTTCTCCGGCAAGCAGGCCGCCGCCCAGGGCTTGGTCACTGGCTTGGCCGACTCTTTCAACGACGCCCTGCGTTCGTTCTAATTCCATTAACCGCAAATCTAAGATGACCATCGAAGAGCAACTCCTCGCCGCCACCGCCGCTGTCTCTGGCCTTACCGCCGAACGCGACGACCTCCGCACCACTGTCGAGAAGATGACGGTCGGCGTCTCTGCCGAACTCGAAAGCCTCAAGGTTGAAGCCGCGTCCAAGGACGCCAAGCTCGCCGAGCTGACCGCCGCCCTCGAAGTGGCCGTCAAGGAGTCCGAGTCCTTCAAGGCCCTCGTCGCCGAGCACGAGGCCACCAAGGTCAGCGCCTCCAAGGAAGCCGCCAAGATCGTGGCCTCCGTCGGCGTGTCCCCGGTCGAACTCAGCCCCGCGGATGGCAAGCCCACCGCCGAAGCCGTCGACCACCTCGCCACCTTCATGTCCCTGCCGGTCGGCAGCAAAGAGCGTAACGAGTACTTCGCCGCTCACCGCAACGCCATCATCAAGGCCTGCATCTAATTTTCCCTCAACCCTCACCCAATCATAACACATCATGGCTAACTCCATCGTCGCCGCTCCCAGCATCCTCGCTGAAAGCGTCATCGCTTCCCTCAAGGGCAAGCTCCCGGCCCTCCGCGCCTTCTCGTCCGTCTTCACCGCTGCCGAATCCGGCGCCGGCAAGACGGTCCAGGTTCCGCTGATCGGCACCTCCACCGCCACCGAGTTCTCGACCGGCGGCTACCTCACCCAGGACGACGCGACGATCACCGCCGCCAACGTCACCCTCAAGCACTTCAAGGTGTCGAGCCGCTTCTCGCCCCTCGACGTCAAGATGTATGGCGCTCAGTTCCTCTCGAACGCCTTCGTCCCGACCGCCGCCAACGCCCTCGCTGAAAAGTGCCTGGCTGAAATCGGCGCGCTGATCACGAACGCCAACTACGCTTCGTCCGTCGACACTGGTGCCGCCCTGACCTACGCTGAAGTCGTGACCGCCAAGGGCGTGCTCGACGCCGCCAAGGCCGCTGAGCCCCGCGCGTTCATCCTGAACAGCACCTACGCCAACGGCCTCCTCGGTGACGCCACCATCATCGGCAACTCCGTCCTCGGTGCCGGCATCCTGACCTCCGGCCAGATCGGTACCCTCGCCGGTGCCGCTGTCTACCAGTGGAACAGCCTCCCGGCGAACGCCGAAAACCTCGCTGGCTTCGCCTGCGGCGCTGACGCTATCGCTGTCGCCTCGGCCCTCCCGATGTCCGAAATCCCGGGCTTCGAAGTCGCCAACGCTGTCGACGCCGACACCGGCCTCGGCGTCCAGGTCCTCATGGGCCAGGAACAGTCCGGCTACTACAACGTCACCGCCACGCTGCTCTTCGGTGCCGCTGTCGGTCGCGCGACCTCCCTCCACCGCCTCAAGACCGCCGCCTAATAGCGGTCCAAGGTTCAAACGAGGCTCCCAGAAATGGGGGCCTTTTTTGTGCCCCCTACCAATCCGGGCAAGTATAGGATGAGCCTCTACGGAACCGAGCTGACCAACGATGCGAAGGAAATGATCGCGGACTTCGGCGTGGCCGGGTCGGCCAACTCTGGTGCCATCACCTTCTCCTGCCTCATCTCCGACCCCGCCGTCTCGACCGTGCTCGAAGCAGGGGGGTATATGGAGCGGACCCAGTATACGGTCAGGCTCCCCGCTGTAACGGCCTCCTGGAGCCAGCCAGACGGGTCTATGGGGGCATCGGCGGCCCTACTGTCGGCAGGGGTGCCCATCGCCTCCCTAGGCCAAGGCAAGAAGATCGTGGCCGGCGGGAAGACCGTCCGCATCACGACCCAGACCTACAAGCCCGGGTCGGCATGGATCACGCTCGTCGTCATCGACGATAACCAGTAACAAGGCCGTGGTGTCGGTCAGCATCCCGCGGAAGTCGCTAGAAGAGTTTAAAGCCACACTTGATAGGGTGGCCAAAGAGATTGGCATGGACAGCCAGAGCGCCGCCACAAAGCAGGCTATGCTCTTATGCCAGGACTTGTCCGTCTTCACCCCCCCGATGGCAGCTGGTGGCGGGCAAGGTCTTTCCAACGCGGCCAAGAAAGCGGGCGAAGGCGCCGTGGCCGGAGACATCCGCAAAATCTTCGTGGCCGTAGGGGACCGAAACATCAACAGCCAGAAGGCCATTGTTTTCCAGAATCTGGCCCATGCCGCGCAGACGAACAACCGCGCGTCCTTTGATAAGATTATCAAGAAGTCTCGCATCGAGACCCTGCGTATCTCGCCGATCATGACAAAAATCCTGAACGACCAGAACTATGACCGGGCGTTCCTGAAGGCGAAGAACTACCTTAACCGCGTGCCGATTGCCGTAAGCGATTACGGAACGCAGGACTACGCCCGAGACCTGCGTGGTCATCACAACCGCGTTAAAGCTAAGTTTGGTGGACGCATCAAGCGAGGCCAGAAGATCGGCGTCCCTCGGCTCCTGGTTGAGTCAAAGCAAGAACTCGATGAGTATATCAGGGAACGCCAGATGGCCGTCGGGAAGACCAAGGCCGGATGGCTTCGGGCTTTGACGATGCTCAAGCCGCCTATGCAGTCCAACGTCGCAAGCGGACGCTTCGGCGCCAAGCTGCGGGACACGATGTGGGTGGCCCGTCACGGCGGCCTAGGCTCGGCCACGCAGACTTATACCGTCAAGGAGGTCTTCATCCAGATCAAGAACCTCCTCGGCAACGTCAACTACATCGCCGACGCGGCAGACACACTGACCCTTGCTCTAGGCAATCGGGATAAGATGATGCAGAAGGACCTTGAAAAGTTCATCGCCCGAACCGCCAAGAAGAACGGGATGTGATTACTTGTCCCCGCGAACTCGGACGAACACCGGGTGGCGGAGGGAACCGTTCGGGGTCTTCATCTGAAAATCTACCTCGGCGGTCTGGCCGATGAGCTGAGAGCGGTCGGCGAGCAGGGCGGTCCGGGTGGCGTTATCCATGCCGGTGCCGACATTGACCAGGCGGCGTCCGCAGCGCACGACGATATGGCCAGCCATCCCGGAGCACTTGCCCGTGCCTTCGACCACGTCCACGATCTCCGCGTCAGTGGTGTCGGCGTCCTTGACCTTGAGCCAAGCCCTGGAGCGGAGGCCGTGGGAGTAGGGGGCGGTCGTATCCTTGACCATGGCACCCTCGAAGCCCTCGGAGGTAAAGCGGACGAAGGCGTCCTCTGGGGTGCAGGAGACGCTAGGGATGAGCAGGAGGGACGTAGGGTAGGACTGAGCGAACAAAGCCTCCAGCGAGGCACGGCGGGTGCTGTAATCGCCCTCCACGGAGGGAAGGTCGAACAGCCAGACGCGGGCATCGTCGGCGGACTGTTCCGAGCGCAGGGCACCGACCGAGGTGAAGAAGGACTTGCCGGACACGGCCTCGCCGTCGAGCAGCCAGACGCCGTCCTTGCCAGCCAGGAGGTCGAGGACCTCGTCGGCCAGATGGTCGAGGGAGGGCATCGGGTTTCCGTTGCGCGTCTCGAAGCGCACGACGCGGCGGGATAGGTCCGCAGTGATCAGGACGCGGAGGCCGTCGACCTTGGGCTCGCAGACATAGGACGCAGGCGTCTCACCAGCATACAGGCGGGCCAGCATAGGCCCACGGCGAACCTTGGGCGAACGGCGCTTGGGCTGACGCGGTACCGCATCCTCGAAGATGGCGAAGAAGGCGGCAAGTACTGGGTCCTGTTGGCAGAGCATCGGTGGAACTCCTGAAGCAAAAGCCTAGCCCCCTACCTCGTCAATCCCCTTTCCCTCCCAAAGCGGGCAAAGGTACAATGGGCACTAAGAGCATCCGCCACATCGTAGAGGCCACCTTGGCCACCTACCTATCCACCCAGACCGGGCTGACCGCCGTGGCCTTCCTGACCGGGGACAGCGCCGCGACCCAGACCCTGCCCAAGGCCGTGGTCCTTTGCGAGTCCGCCCGGAGCCCTAACGACCTCCCCGAGGGCGAAGGCAACTTCAGCTGCTCGGTCCGTATCACCCTTTTCTCGAACGCCGACGACACGACCCTCGCCGATCACCGTGCCCGCTGCGCCGCCCTGTCCGGCAATATGCGTGACCTGACCTCCATCAAGGCGGCCTTTGTCACCTCGACCGACGCGGCCTGCTATGACGTCACGATGCAGTCCGAAGACGAGGGCATCGACGAGCGCTCCTGGGCGACTTCCTTCTCGTTTGACGTGCTGGTGGTCCTGCCCGCCTAAGCCAATTCCAAAGCCTGCAATTACAAAGCCTAACCCGCTAAAAATTTTTTACCCTCTATGTGCGCCGCCATCTCCAACGGAACCACCTGCGTCTACGGTATCGCGGGTACTGTCACGAACCTCTTCGTCCAGAGCTACAGCCTCTCGTCCTCGTTTAATAACGAGGCCATGGTTATCAGCGAAGCCGGTCTGACGGTCACGCACCGCCTCGACGACCGCAAGAGCGAGATCACCATCGACGGCATCGCCAAGACCTCGTCTATTCCTACCCTCGGGGCCACGCTCACATTTACGGTCAACACCGCGTCGGCCTATCCTTCCGGCTCGGCTTCGGCTAGCTTCACTGGTGTGATCACAAAGGTAGACGATAAGGGCTCTAGCCAGGGTTTCACCAGCGTCTCAGTGACTGCTGTCGATTTCGAAGGCATCTCCTACGCGTAATTGACACCCCCGAAAAGGGGGCAGTCTAGAGGATAGTGGATCGTCGCTTCCTTAACGCCTACGTCGACCCGGCTCCTTTCAGGATTCTGGGTCGAACTCTTTACCCCTGGTGCCTCAAGTACCGGGTACGCCTGATGGCCTTCGACTCCCCGCTGGTCACTGGGTCGCGAGGGGTCACGCCTGCCGACCTTATCTTCGCCTGCCAAGTGTGCGCCGAAGAGCCCTTGGGCGACATCGGCTGGCGGGACCGAATCCGCATCCTTGTCCTTAACCGCAATTCGATACGCTTTGAGCGCCTGCTTAAAGCCTTCGCGGAATACATCCTCGTCCAGGACTGGCCGAAGTTCTGGGAGCAGACCAAGACCAAGTCAGGGGGCGGTGACAAAGGGGTGCCTTGGCCGCTGTCCATCGTGGCCAACCTGATTGCCAATGGCATCACCGAGCAGCGGGCTTGGGAGATGCCGGAGTGCCAAGCCATCTGGCTGAACTCCGCCCTGGCAATCCGTAAGGGGGCCGACGTGGCGATCATGTCGCCCGAGGAAGAAGCCTTCATGGCCGAAGAGGAAGCCAAAGACAAAGAGGCAGCCGCGGCGGCTGCTTCCAATCCGGCAAAGGAAAGCACCCCCTGACATGGCCCAAGACCTGACAGTCAACATCAAGACCACGTCCGACGTCCCCAAGGCGATGGACAAGGCCAAGTCCGCCACCGTCTCTTTCTCCAAGCAAGTCGAGGACATCCAGAAGAAGTTTTCGACTAGCTTCAAAGACATCTTCCTAGGCTTCGCGGCCCCGATGGTCCTCATTCAGGGCACGATCAGTGCCATCAGCGGAGCCATCGAAGATGCTAGACGCAAGGCTCAGGAAGGCTTGGACCTGATGGCTAAGGGCGACAGTATGTTCGTGTCTTCTCACGAAAAGCGGATGGCCGCATTCTTTAAGGAACGCCAGGAGCGGGAAAAGGAAAGTGAATCCGCGAAGGCCGGACGAGCTGAAGTCACTCGGCAATTTCTCCTTCAAACAGAGGAAGGCAGGAAACTACGCAGGGAACTGATCAGCGAAAACCTCGGCAACTATCTTATCAACCCCCTCTTCACGACCAATATGTCGAAGCAGGAAGACGTGCAGAAACGTGCCTTCGACATCTGGTCCCAGTCGCCAGAAGGCAAGGCCGCGGCGCAATGGGAAGACACCCAGCGCAAGCAGAAGGAGGCCGCCGACCGCACTAAGAAAGAGGAAGAGGCCGCAAAGATTAAGACCCCGACGACCGTTCCAAAGGACAGCCCGACCATTTCTGGCTCAGTCTCCGGCAACGTGATCGGCGTCGGCGCCAACCCGGTCGTGACTGCTCTTCAGGAACAGCAAGCCATCGCCAAGGCATCCCTGACTCAGCTTGAAATCATCGCCGCTCAGTTTGGCTATGCCGCCACCTACAAGGACGTCACCGCGTCAGGCGCCACGCCCCACACCCCGGCCAACGCCTCGCCGTCCCGCGCCGCCCTTCTCACCAAGAATAAATAACCATGGCTCTCGTCAAAGCAGGCAATGCCCTTACCACCAAGTTCGTCCAGCCGGGCGGATCGTACACGAACGACGGCTACGGCCTGATGACCGCCCGCGCGACTTACATCGTCGACAAGACGGTAGGCGGAACCGCCGTTACGACCGGGCAGGTTCACCCTGATTACTCCGACTTTTTTGTCCACAAGTTCACCCTGTCCAAAGGCGCGCTTGATGTCGACACCATAGAGGCCGAGTACGTCGGCATCCAGTCTGGGGTCGGTAATTGCACCCGCCCAAACGTGACGGCATCGCACGGCCTGACATCGGAGCACATCACTACGCACCCCAACTTCTTTGCCGCATCTGGAAGCATCGCCGGCAACGGCACGACTTTCACCGAGTCTACCATCGTGCCAGGAGAAAAGGTCGGTGGCGACTTCGGAGCCCACTTCAAAGGCACGACCACCAACGCCGGCGGCTTTGTGGGGTTCAAGGATTCCAGCACCGCGGCGAAGCAGTACTTCTACGGAAAGACGCACTACCTATCGCCGATTACGTCTTTCTCGGGAGTAATCTACACCAAGGTAATGTCTGACGTGACCAAGATTCGCAATGCGGTAGGCAAGACTTCCCAGACTAATTCCTTCGACGGCATCAAGCTGCTGCCAGATCACATCGGCACGACCTGGACTGCCAGCATCAAGGGAGCGACCCGCGACACCATCCTGCTTTCGCAGGCTTCCTTTGAGGACTATTGCGTCCCGTCCGGCTCTGACCCGAAGATCGTGAAGATTAACTACGAGATTCGGTTCAACCGCGAAGGCTACCCGGCCGAAGTCTACACGCGCGCTACATGAACTTACAACCTGGCGCAGGATACGGCTTCACGTCAAGCGGGTACGGGATGTCGCTGGACATCGGGAATCCTTTCCCGGACGACGGCGTGGTCTCAGGCCACTCTTTCAAAATCATCAACGTCGCCCTGCGGACTTCGGGCGGCTCTACGACCGTCACCTATCAGGTCCAGTCTGGCACCATCAATAACTTAGTCCCTAAGATTGACGACTACGTCAGTGGCACCGAGGTCAAGTTAGACCGCGTCACGGCTGGGGTGGCAAACCCTCCGACCGGGGAACTGGCTTCGTCGAATTACGACGCCACGACTAAGACCTCTTACATCACGCTGCGGGCAGGTGCTGAAATTGCTAGCCCTTACGCTTACCCTGACCCTCTGGTGACGAGCAATCAGTACCCGGTCATCATCGGCGGCAACATTGCCCCGACGACTCCCGACGACAACGTCTGGGGCTACCTGGTCATCGGCACGATCACCGTGGACAGCATCACGACCCCGACGACTTTCACGGTGAACCAGAACGTCAGCGGGTCGCTCTGGGCGGACCGCATCAAGATTAACGGGATGACGGCCCGATACTACTACGCCCGAATCTGATGGGCTTCGTCATCGGAGGCTCTGATGAATTCTCCACGTGGAGCAAATGCCGCACGCCTATCTTCAAAGGCTACTTGGGAGCGGTGGGCAATAGCGCTGGCGATCATAACTTCTCAGGCGCAAGCGATGCATTGATGACCCAAGCCAACACCTTTTTCCGGTGTGCTTATCATTTCTATCTTGAAGGCTGGGTAACTCCTGGCGGTACTACCGGAACGGGATGGTACGGCCCATTTGCCTTCCCGACCAGCGTCTTCCCTGTTTCATCGCAATTCTATGTCGGAGCATACGAACCTAATCCCGATGAGGTATACGCCCCGAACCTCTTGGACGACGTAGAGGTTCAAGCCTACTGGGTCGGCAGGAACGTCCAGATTGATGCCTCCACATACGCGATGGATTACGTCGCCCTTAATGGGGTGATGGGGTCTTTCCAGACCATCTCGCCTTCCAGTAGCGTCATTTCCTTCGACCTTTAACCCCCCCCTTCCAATCGGGGCAAGGTTAAGACCCGATGAGCTGCACTAATCAAGTAACCGTCTCGCAGGGTAACACCTTCGCCTGCACCTTTACCTGGACGCCCGGGGCGACGGGTCCGGCCAACCTCCTGACGACGACCATCAGCTCGTCCCTCGAAGACCGCCAGAACAACGTCTACGCGATGACGGTGACCAAGGCCGGAGACGGCCTGTCCTTCACGGTGACCTACCCGGGCTCGACCGCTGATTGGGCGATCGGCCTCGGCAAGTGGGACATCAAATTTGTGTTTTCGGGCGGCACTGTCTCCCGGTCGCAGATTTTTCGCGTCAACGTAATCGACTCGGTCACCGTCTAATTCTATGTCATCCGGCACCATCACATCGACGACCAACACCTTCGGAGACATTCCGGGCACCTTGACTGGCAGTGTCGGCGTCCCCGGGCCTCAGGGCCCAACGGGTAGCACAGGGGCCACAGGGGCCACAGGGGCCACAGGACCCGCTGGACCGGCTGGCAGTCCTGGTCAGGGCGTTCCTGTAGGCGGCACCTCAGGCCAGTTCCTGCAGAAAACCTCGGGCGTCGATTACGCGACCGACTGGGTCACGCTCAACCTGTCGGGCTTGGCAACCGAGTCTTGGGTGACGGCTGGATTCTATCCCCTGACAGGCAATCCCTCCGCGTTCCTCACGGCTTCGGCGCTGACCCCTTACCTGACCAGCGCCACGGCGGCCTCGACCTACCAGACTCTGGCTGGGATGTCCTCCTACCTGACGACCTCCACCGCCGCGTCTACCTACCAGACCCTCGCGGGAATGTCGGACTATCTGGCCAAGGCCGGGAATCTGGCAGGGCTGGCGAACACCGGCACGGCTCGGACCAACCTCGGCCTCGGCTCCCTGGCTGTGGTCAACGACGCCCCCTCGAACGGATCGCAGTATGCCCGAAAGAACGCGGCTTGGGATGTGGTCATCTCCGGCGACCGATACCTGACGAGCTCGACGACGAGCAACACCCTTAGCAATACGACTAAAACCTTCACGATTGGCACCGGCCTCTCTTACACGCCGACCCAGAACATCACGATCTCTTACGACGCGTCAAACCATATGCACGGAGAGGTGCTGACGTATAACGCTGGCACTGGCGTCCTGACCGTGGACATCAATCACCACACCGGCTCGGGAACGTACTCGGCTTGGGTGGTCAATGTTGGCGGCGTCACTCCTGCGAGCTCCGTAGCCTGGGGAGCCATCACCGGCACGCTCAGCTCGCAGACGGACTTGCAGTCCGCGCTCAACGCCAAGGCGAACCTCTCCGGGGCGACGTTCACGGGCCAGATGGTCATCGACACGACCTCGTCATCGACCGCTGCCCTGCGCGTGACGCAGAATGGAACTGGCAACGCCATCGAAGTCGAGGACGACACGACCCCTGACTCGACCCGCTTCGCCGTGGATCAGTTCGGCAAGGTCGGCATCGGCGTCGCCCCGGATGGCACGGCTGCGCTGAAGGTGGACACGAACGGGATTATGTTCGGGAATGGAACGACGCAGACCACGGCGGCTCTAAACCTAGAAAGAATCAGGACGGAGGTAATGGTACAGCTCATCGCCTCTTCCCTGTCTTCATTTACGGCCAATATGTATAGCGCCCCGGATGGAGCCTCGATTACATTCACTTGCACAAACAACGGTGCGCTTTCTGAGATGATTGCAGCCGACTCTGCCACGGTTCAGGTGCTGGCATACGCATCAGGTTACGAAACTATTGGCGGTAGCATCGCAAGCGGGAATTGGAACGGCAGCATGACGACCGATACCATCTATTTTTCGGGAAGCACTCCGCCTTCTGGAACGGTTTACACGGTCGAGGTACAGTATAAGTCCGAGGCCTCTCTGTTCTGCGGAACCTTCACCATTTAACTTATGATCACCCTCCTCCTCTGCATCCTGTCCTTCGTCGCCGGAGCCCTCGTCATGCGCAAGCACAAGGCCAAGGCCGACACGCTCGAAGCCAAAGGCCGTCAGGCCCTCGACGCCCTCAAGGGCCGCTGACGCCGTGCGCTTGCTCCTAGTCATTGCCCTCGTGGCCCTGGCTGGGTGCAAGTCTAAGCCCGCCGACGCTCCCCTGCCCGTCCAGCCGCCGGCACCGACCAAGCCTGACGCCGTCCAGACGCTCGGCAAAGACCTCGACAAGACGGATCACCGCGTAGGCGCTGCGCTTGTGGCCATCGAGAAGAACGCCGACAAGCCCAAGGTCGTCGTCGCGGAGTCTCGCCTAGCCCAATCGTATTTGCCTAGTCCCCCCGAGGCGGACGTGGCCTTCGCCGTTGCCCGGGCTACTAAGGCAGACCCCATCGACTACGCCAAGCAAATGGAGTTCGGACGCAAACTCGCCACCGCCGTCAATAAGGCTTGGGAGAAACTCGAGGCCGACCAGAAGGAA